TCATTAATTTTAGCAGTGTCTTGCCAAATTGGATCATCACTATTATCAATTATTGCACCATAAACCATTTGTCGATAGGTATCAATAAAATCTAATTTCTCTTTTGCATCGCCGTTTAGTAAAATAAAGTTCCTACGTATTTCTAATTTTTGTTTTACTGGATAGATGTTCACAGGAATCATTGTGCCTGTTTGTCTTTCACCAAACACTTTTGTAAGAATTAGATAAAGTGCAATACTGGTGTGTTGTCCGTCCCAGGCAATAAAGTTGTCGTCTTCTTTGTAAACCTGTATAGGCATTACCATAGTTTGGCTAAAATAGTTTAGGATCTTTAATACATGACGCATATTCAACGGACGTTGCATTGTTGAGTCAATTAGTATTTTACTAAAATCTACAGGTATTGCTTTTACCAATGCCATGTCATTAAATGATGACCAATTGCCTTTATTACGTCTTTTGAATTCTTCTATGACTGCTTCTAGTTGTGCTTCAAATTTTGGTGCAAGTTTGAATGCTTCTGTTATACGTGTTTGTAGAGATACGAAATTACTTTCTTTATGATTATATTGTTCGTTAACAATATCTGCGTGTTTACTCATCTTATATCCTTTGTTATCGGCATATCCAGCCTAAGGTTAATTTGCAGTTTTTTTAGGACCGCTTAATAATATTATACTTTCTTATTGAAAATTGTCAACTGCCAAAAATCTCAATGATTATGGAGTTTTTAATCTTTGAATGCTACTGCTTTAGGATCGCCACTAAATTTACGCCAGATTTTGTGTAAAACATAAAACCAAACCCCATTTATAGCAGGTTCAATCAGTGCTACTGCTCCAGCCTCAAATAGACTTGCACCAGTCATCACACTAACAACTGACATCGCAATAATGATATGTCCAGCGGTATAAATTAAGGCAAGTGCTAAACTGCTTGTTCCTAATTTTTTTAGTATATTAAATATACCTTGTTTAAATTCGCTCATATTTTTTTCCTTATATTTTAAATTATATAGAAAAATTTGGTATTAGTCAAGACAAAAAAAAAGGCGACCGAAGCCGCCTTTTTAATCTAGTAAAAACTATACAATTATACTTGTACGCCTTTTGCTAATGCTCTGTAACCAGCACCTACGATTGCCTTTGGTGCTTTACCTGTTCTGTATACTTTAACACCAGTTTTCTTGTTAGTGTTTAAGAACACAGGTACACCACTGAATCTTAATGCTTGAATTACAGCACCTGGGTTACCAGCACCAAATCTATTTTTGATAGCATTTGATGTTAATGCTTCACCGTTTAATAAAGCATTTTCTACTCTTTTTTGTATAGTCATAGTTTTAGTTTTAGCCATTTGACTAACTCCTCTTCTGATTGCTGTTTTTTTCTGTACAGTATTCGTATCAGTCGAAAAAACATTTTTTATTATGTCTAACATATTAATACAAATATACTATCTAAGGCTGTTTAAGTCAAGGTTTTTTGGAAAAGTAGTTTACCAAATTATTCAAAGATGGACATATCACAATCTAAAACAGTGGCAACAAGATGTACTCTATCTTCTTCTCCACCGTTGAATGCATTATGATATTTTGTATTGTCCGTTATCCATACTCCGCCATCTGCAGGCATATGACGTACTTCTGTATCGATACACATACGGGCACCAAAATTAGAAACAATTGGTATATGTAATCTAGGTTCAGGGTCTCTGTGCCAACTTAAAGTGGTACGAGGTAATTTCCAAAGCAACCTAACCCTACCAAGTTTATATTTTTTGGTAATAGAATCATACATTTCTTTAAAATAAGTGTCTTCAAATAGTTTTACAAATTCTGAATATTTCTCTTCATCGATAGGTTTTTCTCTTTGCACTTCTTCATAAGTGCTGTCAGGTTTAGTCCAAAACAATCCTCTTACGTTACCACCTGTGATTGAATTAGGATCATTTGGTACCTGTGTCAAACAGATTGCATTGATATCTCTTTCTCCCAATGGTGATTGTCTTGCTACTCTTGAATCAACTTCTTTTAATGCTTGTTGCATTTTGTCCAGATCGAATTTGAGTTCTGGATCTTTAAAAAATCCTTTTGGCATCTTTAGTCTCCAAATTTAATACCTTGTGCTAATGGTAATGATTTTCCGTAATTTATTGTGACTGTGCTTCTACGCATATATTGTTTCCATGCATCAGATCCAGACTCACGTCCACCACCAGTGTCTTTTTCACCACCAAATGCACCGCCAATTTCCGCACCGCTTGGTCCGATGTTAATATTAACAATACCACAATCAGAACCTACTGCTGATGTAAAGGTTTCTGCCTCTTGCACATTATCAGTGAATATACAAGAACTTAAACCTTGCGGAACTGCGTTATGAATATTTATTGCTTCTTCTAAATCGTTATACTTTAACACATATAAAATAGGTGCAAACGTTTCTGTCTTAATTAAATCACATTGTTCTGAAGCCTCAACTATTGCTGGTTTGACAGTGCAACCTTCTACAACTTCACCGCCATGAACTATGTAACCTTTTGCTTTGGCTTGTTGTAATACCGAAAGCATTCTGTCTGCTGATTCTTGATTTATAAGTGGACCAACTAAAGTTTCTTCTTTAAAATTATCTCCCACAGGCAAACTTGCATATGCAGACTTTAATTTTTCTAATAATACATCATACACAGAATTATGCACAATTAATCTTCTTAAGGTCGTACATCTTTGTCCTGCCGTGCCAACTGCACCAAATACAATACCTCTTACTGCTAGGTCAATATTTGCGTGTTCGGAAACTATCATTCCATTGTTACCACCTAATTCGTACAAACCTTTGCCCATTCTTGCTGACACTCTTGGAGCCAATGCTTTACCCATTGCTGTCGAACCTGTGGCACTTAATAGATTTATTCTTGTGTCATCTGCCATCCATTCTGCTTGTTCTTTATCTCCCTCAACAACTTGCAATAAATCTTTAAATTTTAAATCAGGGTAAAAACATTCGCTGACTGCTTTGTCCCATGCTTCTTTACAACTTTGTGTAACTTGACTTGCTTTAGGCGAACCTTTCCAAACTACACTGTTACCACACACCATTGCTAAACAATGATTCCATGCCCAAACGGCACAAGGAAAATTAAAAGCAGTAATGACTCCAACAACTCCTAATGGATTGTAAACTTCTTGTAATTTGTGTTCTGGTCTTTCACTTTGTATTGTCAATCCATATAACTGTCTTGATAAACCTACAGCAAAGTCACACATATCAATTGCTTCTTGAACTTCACCGATTGCTTCTGCGTGTATTTTTTTTGCATCGTGCATGATTGCTTTACCAATCACTTCAATGTCATTTCGTAAATGATTTCCAAACACTCTAATTAATTCACCTCTTTTAGGTGCTGGTACAGTTCTCCATTCTTTCTGTATATCTATTGCTTTGCTTATTATCTGATCATAATCATTCTTATTCATAAAGTTTACCAAATTTATTGCTTAAAAAAGTTTCCAATGGTACGTCCTCCTGTCTTTGGAAACCTTTACCTGTTAGTTTTCCTTCAGCATAGGCAAGAACAATAGCACACATTCCTGAAGCAGTTGTTCTTTGTATTGCACTGAAGTTATCATCACCATATATTTTTTTGCTGTATGTGACTTCTTGTAAAGTTCCATCTTTGATTCCTACCACACTACAAAACATCACAATCACATCTGATGTTGTATATGGTACTTCTTGATCAAATAGGTCAATAAATTTTTCTTTGTTATGTTTAAGATTTAAATCATCTAATAAAAACTTCATAGAAGTGTGATGACCGGGATATCTAATTGTTTTGTAGTCTAAAGTTTTTACCTTGCCTTCAAATGTTTCACACATACTTGCGGCTCCGCCTGACGTGTTAAATGCATCATACTTGTCACCGTCAATATAGATTGTTTCTAAACCATCCAAAGGTTGTGTCTTTATGTGTTTGCCATTTCTGATGACATCGCAATCGTTGATATATTCATTAATTAAACCTGATGTACTCCAAGTCAAATAGTAAGACATTTTATTGTTTGGATACTTAGGTAATGCTCCGCCTCTCATATTAACTTTGTCTACTCTTTCAAATTGTTTCATAAGATTACTTGCAACAATGTTTATGGCTCCAGGCGCAAATCCACATTGTGGCATCATGAATACATCTGATTTAAATGTTTTTATATGGTCCGTAACTTTTGTATCTTCAGTCAAGTCAAAATATGCAACATTATTTTCGTTGCAAGAATCTGCAATTAATGGATTAGCATCATAAGGTGCGGCTGAAACTATTATGTCTTGTTTAGATACGAAAGCATCTAATTCTTTTTTATTAAAAACATCTAATGCTTGAACTTCATCGGACCCGAATTTATCTGCAACCGTTACGTTATGTTCAGTTGTTTTAAGGTATGCGTGGATTGTAGAACCAATTTTACCAGCACCTAATATTCCGATGTTTTTCATATAAAAGTAATTTATCTTTCCTCACTTTTTGATAGAACAATTTAGATTCTATCTGCCGTGCTTGGTAACAAATTTTTGTGGGCCGTCAGTGATAAACTCCATGCCAGATTGACTACCAATATAAACTTTCTTTGCTTCATTGTATTGCATATGAAGTTTTACAGTTTTTTGAATTACCACACTCAAAAAACTATTTTCTTTGAAAGAAAGAACATCAGCATCTATTGTTTTACCAGTGTTTGTAGACTCCACTACCACTTTGTCATCAAAATGAATTGTCTGCATCATCATCCTTTTTATTGTTATTAATTTTGTCTTGAACTCCGTATAAACTATATAAAATGAAATCGGCCCAAATAAAATTGAACAAATAACCTATTGATGTGTATCTGACTCCTAGTAAAGCAGGCAAGAAAATTAGCACCATCAACATCATAAAAATGTAGTGCTTTACTCTGTATTCGGGTACTTGCCAGAACAACCAAGTCATCTATGAATTAATTCTTCTAATTTTTTCTGCTTTTTTGATATTGATCAGTCTTCTTTTTTGCGTTTCTCTTTTTACTTCGCTAGGCTTTTGATAATACTGACGTCTTTTCAATTCTTGAAATATGCCTTCCTTTTTCAACTTCCTTTTCATTACTCGAAGTGCTTTTTCAACATTTCCATTTCTTACTTCTATCTTCAACAGGTCCTCCATTTTATACGTTTAGTTAGTTCAAATACTCTTAAATATAACATTATTTGCATATAAAGTCAACAGTCAGTTAAATATTATTAATGGAGCAGTACAAATGGCTAAGAAATCGGACAGAGTTCGCAGACGCGAACAGAAGAAAGCGGACAAAGCCATTAAGAATGCATCACGTTTAAGACCAAAACGTGCGACTGAAACTGTACCAAAAGACGTTTTAAGTTTTCCAGAAACTCATATAATCACACTAGATGACCTTACTAAACCGAAAAACTGATAAATAGTGATTTTATATTAGAGAGTTAACTTCATTCCATACCTAGCAAACTTTTCTCGCCAAGCATAAAAATTTGAATTATGATTTGCGTATGGATCTTTTTGTACTTCCACTTGATATTGATGCACCATCTCATGTGCCAATGTTTCTAAAAAGTCTTTCCATGTTTTAAATCTATTATGCAATTCTATTTTGTATCCAAAAGTAGGATTATGATACGGCAGTTTGCTTTGGTCACACGTACCTGCTTTGGAATATCTTCCGTCCCAATCCATATGAAGTTGTCCAATGCAACCTCTTAATCTTTTAACCTTGATATCTACAGGTTTCAGTTTGTTTTCAAACAAGGATCTATTCAGGATTGTGAACCAAGTTTTAGCAACCTGGTCCGTTGGTGTGTAATTTTTAATGCCCCCGCGTTTCATCAAGGCTCTTTTGATTCTCGCTTTGTGTGATATGGTGTGTCGCATACACGTATTTAATTTTTTTTGCGACCAAAAAAAATTGTGTTTTTAGAGTAATGTGCGTACTTAATAAAGATTATTTTAGACTTTCTTGAGTCCAACCATGCTTTCCAAGGTCATTTGCTTCTGCCCATCTAATAAAAAGTCCTAATTCTTTGCCATGTGCTTCAACTTCCCATGGCAGATCCCAATAATTTGTTTTGCTATCCACAACACTTTCAAGCCATTTTGTGGAACCACATCTGCTCAAATCGACCAATTCTCCTTTGGCATATTGTTTGATGTGCACCATTTCATGAGCGATTGTTTCCATTATTCTTCGTTTGGATCCTGTGGCATCAACTGTCATAGTAAATTCTCTGGGCCTATGATTGCTATCATCAAAATCAACTTCACCAAGTATACCATCTTCCTTGTATAGTGTTTTGGTAAAATCTAAATCAATTGTAATTTTTTTTCTTAGATTATTGGAAAACAATTTAGATGCACAATAGTCAATAAGACTGTGTGCTAGTTCACGTAAATTTTTATTTCCACCTGTGATGTAAACATTCATTCTTAATATTAACATTATTTTTATTGTAAGTCAAACAATATAATGTTAATAAAACGTAGACTTATTGTACAGATGTTGCCGTTTTAATCTTAGGAAATAAAGCGTCAGTGCAAAACAATTCTACATCCGCTTCATTAAGTCCTAAAGATTTCATTACTTTAGGTGTATGAGGATTTTGTTGTTGGTTATGGCAGTAATAATTTTGTGCTTTGATAGTTTCTTCTTCAGACGCAGTATTATTATAATCACAAATAGAATCAAAATACACGACTAGATTATCTAATGCCAATTGCACTATTGCTTTGGCTTCTTCGTCTGTTCTTACATTACCTGCCGCTATCATACTTCCACTGAAGATGTTTAATGCCCATTGTGGTAATTCTCTTTTTTTACTAGGAACAAATTCTTCCACTGCTTCTTTAAACCAATCTATCAATGGGTGTGCTTCGCCGCCAGAACTTTTTGAAAAATCATGAAATGCTCCGGTCATTTTATTTTTACCTGCGATGACATCAAAGCCGTATATAGGACCATTGTTATTTAAATTAGGAAATATGCAAACGTGCATCATCCATAATGCTTTCGACTCCCTAGCATCTACAACATCAATATGACAGCGTCTACAATCTTTGGTTTCCCACACTCGGTTTATCCAACCATTATCTGGTTGATTAAATTGTGCCATGCCCGGCTCTTGTATTTCTTTGCCACGTTTATCAAATTCATTAATAATTTGTTTTTGACAATCAATTAATGTGTCCCAAATAAAACTCATATTATACACTCCCATCTATAAAAGGATCATCTATCTCTTCACCTTTTATTGCTTTGATTCTATCCTCAAGCACACTAATCGCAGTTAAGATATGACCGCAATCTGTTTCCTGTACCCTACTTTTTAAATACTTTACTTCTTGTTGCAGTATATTAGTTCTTATTAGGTTACCAGAGAAGTCTTTTCTTGCTTCTCTTAAAGGAGATGTTTTACTTAACTTCACTGTCATTCATCTCCTTGAATAGTTCAGTTGCAAATTCAAAGCAAATTTTTGCTTCGTCTGCCATTGAATCTTTACACTTGCTTCTAATTTTTTCTTTAATGGCTTGAACATCATCATCAAATTGATATAGTTTGCCTGAACCTGGAACTTTCTTTTTAAGCATCTGTCCGCCACTTAAATCTCCCATGTGTCTAACGTAAACGTGAGCCATCACTTTGTCTACATCTTCTTTGATGGCAAAAATATGATCCATATATTTTCTTGTGGATGATTTAAGTTGTGGTTTCTCATCATTGCCCCACAGTTCGTTGAAGTCCTCCATTATGTTTGGTGCACGTCTCACTGTTGGCATATCATTAAACAAACCATGCATCATTGCAGTGGCTTCCAGTATATCATAAACGGCGTGTTGATTGTATAAAAATTCTGCGTATCTTTTTGGTTCTACTTTACCTTTGAAGATCTCTTTTACAAATGCTTGTCTCTCTGCATTCTTATGGACCTCCCAGGTCAACTCTTTTAATTTACTCATTATTCTCTCCCTTTAAGAGAGATCCAAAACTTATTCTTGTTCAACTATTACTTGGAGCGGAAAACCCCTGGTCCTAGCAGTATTGGTAACCTCAGTTCCTTTTTGTTCTGCGATCTCATATGTGTATATACCTACAACACAGGACCCCTCCTTATGAATCTTGAGTGTAAGTTCTTTGGCAGTTTCAATACTGTGGTGGAAAATGGTAGTTAAGATGTCTATTACAAAGTCCATAGGCGTGACATCATCATTCATTAGGATGACTTTGTAATTGTCAGGTTCTTTTACAACCTGCTTTATTTTTTCATCAATTTGTACGTCTAATTCAGTTCCGGTCATATTTGTCCTAATTGTTAGGTAGGGTGTTGCCACCCTACCCATATCCAAAGTTACTTCACTTCGATAGTTCTTGCTTTCTTACCTTCTGGAATGATTCTTTCCATAGATATTTTTAGCAAACCATCTTTTAGTTCTGCTCCTTTGACTTCAACATCATCAGCAATAGTAAATGATTTTGCAAACCATCTCTTGCTAATTCCTCTGTGAAGCATACCGTCTATGTCCTTATCTTTGGCTTTCTCCTTAGATTTGACTGTCAACATATTGTCCTTGTATTCTACATCTATGTCGTCTTTTGAAAAACCTGCAAGTGCAAGTTCCACGTCATATGTGTAGTCACCGGTCTTCACTATGTTGTACGGTGGAAAGTTTGTAGCAGTCATGGTATTGAAATTGTGATCATCAATCATTCTTTCAAAATGATCGAACACATTGTCAAATCCTACTGTTACTGGTCTTAATTGATTGAATATAGATAGTGCTTTATTTGTCATTGTTTTCCTCCTTATTAAGCAAGTTAATGTTAATGTAAGTCCTATCTAAGCAACTTACACTATTATTTATCACTTAATGTTGTGATATGTTTATTATATAATGATTCTTTGCAAAAAATCAAGAGCAAAAATGAAAAAAAATTACCAAAATTATTGTTGCTGAAATCCATTGAGTCTTGCTATTTCATCGTTCTCAGGCGTCATTGCAATCATAGTATTAAAACTCATGCTTATTCTTGGTTGGTCTTTAGGGTTTCCTTCTACACTATGTTTTATCCAACTAGGAAAAATAATAATTTTAGATGGTGCAGGATCATAAGTTGCTTTTTGTGATGTGATTTGTGTGTACTTAGGCAGTCTTGGTAAAAAGTATTCAGCGTCATCATCCCTATAAAACTGTATTCTGCCTTGTTCAGGAGTGGCATCTATGTAATAAACTCCACTGAGTAAACTGTCTCTATGATTGTGCGGGTGGTTATAACTGCCTTTTGGATTTACATTCCACCAAAAATCGCTAATTTGTAACGTAGGCAATCCAGCCATTTTTGTACATTGGTTAATGCTTGTATGTATTCCTTGAAGTAATACTTCTACTCCCACAGGCTTTTGTGATAGCAAGTCCTGTGCATCACTTTGCCAACCACCATAATTGCTTATTTTTCTGCCTGGAGAATCATTTTGCATTTTGCTAACATATTCTGCTAGTTCATAGTTATTAACCTGTTTCAAACTTCCTTGCCATATTATTGTTGGAAACCAAAGATCTGCTTTCATAAATTAATCCTTAGGATTGTTTAGTTTTTCGCTCATTACGTTAGTTAATGCAGGCTCTTCTTTTTTAGCAAATATTTTGTTTGCTTCATCAAATGAATATATTCTGTTTGCATTTAAAAGTTTGTATGGTTGCTTTCCTTTGTCAGGTGCAAAATAAAAAGTTTTTGCCTTGCTTAATATGTAACCCAATAACCAATGTCCATCTAAACCTTGTGTATTAATAATAATGTTGTCAACCAATGCCACAACAGATATTAACCATTGTTCGTTAAGCATTCGTTCAAAGTCATATAGGTAAATGTTTAGATCATAATCAATTCCAGACATTGCTTTATTAAATCCTTCTTTCAAAGAGTCATCAAAATTTATTAGCAAAATTGATTTATTTGAATCGTGCAGAGAATCTGGTGGTGTAATTAATTTAACTTCGGACATTGTAATAATTTATTTGATTATTTTTTGATATTCTTCCAAACTGAATTGTTATTCTGTTCTTCGTTTTGAACATAGTTTTCAGCACCCAATTCAAAATTTAATGGCAGTACGGTTGTTAGGTCTGGTTTTACTCTTTGGGCTTGTACTTTATTCTGGTTTGGTTCTCCTGATCCCTCATTATGAACGTCTTTTTCTTCGCGGATTTTTTTTTTGGTTTCCTCTTTCGAAACCTCTTTTTCTGCTTCAGCAATCATTTTGTTCCACTGATCAAGCGGCAGTGGAGGTTCTTCCTCTTCTTTGGGTTTATAGTTTTCCCAAGGTAACGTATCTATTATTCCTTTGATGTACCATTCCTTATGGCGTTTAATTGTGTCTGTTGGATTATCTCTTTTCCATAATGCTTTTTCGTCTGACAATTTTTTCTCTTTTTGTTCATACTCTAACAGTCTGCCTCTTTCAAAATCTGTGTATTCAGGCTTAATATCTTCTGGTGCATTTTGTTCTGCTTCTTTTAAAAGTTCATCTATTTGGTCTTGAGTTGGTGTTTTGTTTTCTTGTGCGGTTTTTGTAATCTCATCTGCAGTTTCTTTAATCTGTTTTAGTTCTTCTTCATAGTCTGCCTTATCTTGTACAGGTTCATATTTTTTATTAAACTCTTCATATCCTTCTACCTCAGCAGGATCAAATCCATCTTGTATGTCATTGCGACTTGCTAATTGCTCTTGCATTAACTTTTTATTTTCTTCTTGTTGTTTTACAATATCGCTTAATTTAAGACCTTTAGGTTTTTCTTCTTCTGCTCTGGCTTCAGCGGCAATGGCTTCAAGTTTTTTAATTTCTTGTTTTTCACGTTCTTTAAATTCTTTTATCTTAGATGCTGATAAGGGTTTATTGTAATTCCACCCATTGGATGATAAAGGTTTAGGTTCAACTTCTTCAACCTGTTCTTCTGGTTCGTCTACTTCAATTACAGGATCTTCCTGTTTGATGATAGGTTCAATCTTTTTTTTTGAAGGAGGAGCGTCTGGTCCGCTATTGTTTGGACTTGACTTTGGGGGCAGTTTACCGTACTTGTCTTCGTGTCTCCACATAAAGTGATATTGGGAGGCAATTAAAAGCAATACAGCCAATGGATCAAATACAAATATAATTGTAATTATTACCCATCTTACTGCTTCTTCAAGTAGGTTTCTGTCGGCTTCTTCACCGTAAACAAATTCTGCAATATATCTAATAGGACCAACTTCTGATTCCAGTTTCATTACGTCACCTTTTAAAGGTTCAATCTCTAATAGGTAACCATCAATTCTGCTGTTGGCATCGAAAATATTCTTCTCAACTGCTTCTATTTTGACGTCAATGCTGTCTAATGACTGATCATTTTTGGATCTAATTTCATCTATTTTAAGTTGTGCTTTTTCAATCTGTTTGAGTAATGCTTCACGTTCTGGTGCTTGTTGTTCTTTTAAAGCCAGTCCTTGTTTTACCCTTTTTGTTCCACCCCAACCTTTGTTGTTAGATGTAAATGCTTCAACATCTTTATCCAGCACTTCTAAACGGGCATAAGCATCGTCTATTTTCTTTTGCTCTATTGCAATGTCTTTATCGAATCTGTTGTTGCTGTTTTTATCTTTATTTGATATTCTATCTATTGTGTCGTTTTGTCTTTCAATATATTTTTCTTCAGCAATTATCTTACCTTCTAATATTTCAATCCTTTGTTCAACTGTATCACTGGCTAGATTTTGCTCTATGTGTGCTTTGGAAAGGAATCCAAAGATACCCATGCTGGTAATAAACATTAAAACTACCACGGCAATGGTCAAATAACTCTTCAGCCACCATTTTGCCCTCTTCCAATTCCTATGAAGCCACAATGCAGTGACTAATTTTCCGATCTCTAATGAAGTACCCATTATGATAATAGGCACAGCCGCCGCGGCAAATATAGCCACTAAACCTGCTACCGAATACCAAATCGCTACCGCTGATATAGTCAGGGCGGTGAATAATACTAACAGTCCGAAAAACATAATACTGCTAATATTTATCTAATAAAACGCCAACCTAAGTAAGCCAGATCCTTACAAGCGGTCTCTTTATAGAACCTAGATTTATCTTTTTTTCCTATTTCGCTGAATAAAATCCTACAATAACCAGTTCCTGTAGGAAAACTTGCAACAACTTTCACTGCTCCCCAACTTTCTTTTTCCTCATTGTACCATTTAGCCACCTTGCCCTCGTCTAGGTTATTAAGTACATAGAAAACTGTGTCACGTTGTTTTTCTTTGTCTTCCTTGCTTAAACTGTATTTTTTGGATAATGTGTAATTGTATAAAATATTTGCAGAACTGTTCACGTTGGTGTAATGCTGATTCACACTTTTGTAAGACACGGAATCGTTTACATTATGTTTATTACTAGCACAATTGGTTAGAAATAAACTAATTAATCCTAGGATGAACAATCTCATAACTGCCGTCGAGTTTTTCACAAACATATCCCTTCTTCTTCATTAAGTAACCTTTAAGGTTGATATGATAATAATATTCTCTGCACTCTTTGGCTATCCCACTGTAAGCCAAAAAATCTTTTACACTATCATCACAAACCAATACTTCGGTTGTTTTGCTGTCTATTACCGTACCATTACCGTCAACTACTTTTACTGTTTCTGTTTTAAGATTGCAGTATTGCTCACTCCAAGGACCACCTGTTAATGCACTCGTAGTCCACAAAACAGATACCAATAGTACGATTGCGATAATCAAGTATCTCATTGGATTCTAGTCCTTTGAAATATCTTTGATATCTGTTTTAATGTTCGAAGCCTGCTCGATTGCTTTGTCATTATTATATGACTTAATTAAATCTTCTACGTCCTTCTTAGAAAGTTTAACTAAAACAAACGACCTGTAGTTGTTTAGGCTCGGATTGTACACAGTCATTTTCTTTTGAACTGAATACGTTCTCAATAGAGTTTCACTAATGTTATTAACAATAACATCTTGTGCTTCTAATATACCAGTCATGCTTTCTGCAGAACCTTTTTCAGTATATTCAATGAAAGTTTTGTTATTCATTTCTCCATTGATTCTATCAGCAATTTTAGCCTTTGCCTTCATTGTAGACTTCTTCAAACTCATCTCCATATCTGGCGACACTGCTACTGCTACTGCATAATAGAAACCTTTTCTAAAAATAACGCCTTCCTTGCCTGTATCTTTATGCTTCAAGTACCATTTGGGTACTGATCTATCTTTGTTTTCTAGGGGCAACTTCACCATAGTGTTAGAACACGCCGTTAAAACGAATCCTAAAAGTGCTATTGCTCCATACTTCAAAATGTTTTTCATTTTGCCTCCTTGTATGTGCTTATTATAATAGAATGTGCCAAAATAGTCAAGTGCAAAGGGTCTAAAGAAAATGGCATAAATCTTGGACTTTTGACATTGATATTACCAAAATATTACCGTTTTACAAAATATTCAAAGTTTTGGGTAGTTTCGTTCTTTTGAATTAACTTGGCGCCATTTCTAATATGGAATTTAGCCGCCATGTCGGTCAATGGGGATAGTGTGACCAAACGGTTCAAATGGTTAGACTTCTTAATCATTTTGAATACTTCGTCAACAATCATTTTGCCACCACCTTTTTGCAGGCTCCAGACAGTGTATGCTATTGCAATTGATCCTTGTACTCCTGCTCTATGTGTTGCTTGTAGATATGCATCCTTTGAAAGTATGTCTAATTCTTCCACATTTTTTGGAATATCATTTACAAAGCCAAAACACATCACAGCCTTAATATGCCCATCGTGTTTCAGACCATAAATTTTTCTTCCATAAGATGTTCTGAATTTTATATCTAGTTCTGGTCTTACTGGATCTTTAGAAATATCAACATCGGTAAGTTCGACCAAGGTTGCTTTGTTTAACCAATCAAAGTTAAGCCACTTTTTAATCTTTGTTATCTTCATCGTAGTGTCTGACCTTTATTAAAATATATAGCACTAATACACTGACAACACTGCCAACTGCAAGTAATCCTAATCCTGCTCCTACTTCCATTTATGCTCCTTCATATTTTTCATTACCTTTATGCCAACCCACGTCTTCAATGTTTGGGCTATGACATCTTGGACAACACCACCATTCTTCCAACGTTTCATCTTGGTCCAAATCCTGTGCGACTCCTCTCCATTTGCAATCCCAACAAACGAAGTTCCATAACTCATCTAAATCTCTACCTGAGTCTCCGGAATCATTATTCCTTTGTCCTGTAGCCATTGTATAACTAACTCCATTATTTCGTTCCAGTCAGCATACAATTCATTAATCATTAGTTGTTGCTGATAGATAACGTAACTTAAAACTATTATTGCAAGACCACACACAAAAATAGCAATCTTTAAAAGGTTCACTTGTTACCTTTCATAAGTGTAATCTCAGTTGCCGCTTTTCTTCCTTTTTCATCATCGTCATCAGCGAAAACTGGAACTTGATTGCTTTTGTGCATTGTTGCTATACCTACTAATTTTCTTTTACCTGAGTAAAACATAGGTTCCTTCTTTTTACCACCGCTAACAGGAATCTTGTTGCCTAGCGGTACACCTGTTCTTTCTTCACCAGGATCAAACTTAAATGTGCCTGTCTGCTTACGAGGTTTTAGTTTATCTAATCCTCGTGCTTTCAACCATTGTTTGTATTCTTCTCTTGCCTTACGCAAAGAAGAAGTATTAGGTAATATTTTTTTTAATCTTTTTGGTAACTTCAATTGTATAAATCCCATGTTATAATACTACATTAATTATGTCTGATTGTCAAATTACTTTTTGGTTTGTAAAGATTTAATTTTGTCCAATATAATTACTGAATATTGGTCATTAGTACTCCAAGCCTTCAATCCATTTACCAATTTAGTATAATCAATTACACCTGAATTTAATTGCTTGGATCTTTCAACCCTAAACTCTTCATATGCAGGATGTCTATTTAAAATGTCAATAACATCTGCAACACTGCCACATTTGGATTTATATTTTTTAACTCCAAATTTAGCATTAGGAATAGCCAACGGTTTCATGTGTGCAACATTTTTTAAATCCCAAGTTCTTACACCAAACAACGCATTACCTTCTGTAGCAAATCTACTTGTACCATAAGCAGACTCAACAATAGCCATTGCAACAATAATATCTCTTGGTACTCTTTGATCTGAAGCAGTAGTCCAGTTCAAATAATCTATGCACTTGTTCATAGACGTAACAAATTCAGCATTGTTTGTGAATATAAAGTCTGGTTCATGCAAACCAAATTCTTTTGCTAGTTCAACCATCTTCTTATCTTCTTCTTGTTGAATACTTTTTACTACCCAAGGATTAGGTTTAAATGTACCAAATCCATATGCACCAACAATTACTAAAGAACATATTAAAATCTTAACTAAAATAGATTTTATTTTACTGCCAGATGATGGCTTTTGTTTAGAAGTTTCAATTGTTTTAGACTGTAACCTTCCCATAGTACCATTATTTTACATTATTTTAGGAATGAAATCAAGAGTAAATTTACCGCTATTTTATTGACTTTTATATGCTATTTTTGTCTTGTTCGCAATCAAAGGTAGAATTTTGGATCCTATATCCGTATTCTTTAAATGTGTTGGTTATATCACTATGTTTTGCTGATGCATTTGCCATACATTCGCTTTCTGTTTTGTAAAATACTAATGGATCTTCTTCCATAACAACGCATGGATTTCCTAAAACACAGACAATTATTAAAAACTTCCACATACTTTATTTAAGTTCTTTTTTAGCAACATCATACCAATATATTCCACTTTCACGTAAAGTGTCATTATCTGTCCGTAGTTGCTCCATTCTTCTCTTTATAATTTTCCATTGGTAATCTGAGATTACCTTGTTTTTATTTTGGAACTTTTCTATTCGTACCAGCACATCGTCTATTGTAGGACAAGTGTAATCTGGTACTTTAGGTGCCTTCTTTTTCAGCCTGGCCCAGTAAGACTTTTGTTTTACTGTACGCATAACGCATCTCCTACAATATATTTAGACTTATGCTTATAAAAGATAAAACATTAGTTTGTGGTAATAAGATTATTAAACTGAAAATGTGTAGGGGCCGAAACCCCTACACCTGACTACTTCTGTTGCCCGGCTAGTCTTCTCCGCCAAGTGGCCGATTATTAGGCGGCAACCAATTCCGCATCAGCAAATATGCTGACTGGAACTGTCACTTCTGGTTTAAATGCTTTTGCATTTATAAGTTTGATCAATAACGCAATCACCCGGTAAACTCCATATGTCTTTATACAACTAGTCGAACCTATATCACCCCCGTAAAGCACACACCAGAATGTGTTTTGCGTGAACGATTTGGTGGAGGTGGTCGGTACTGCCCCGACGTCCTAAATGTTTATTCCACACACTTCAACGTCTACAATGTATTTAAACTGATTTACGTTCAAATGTCAAGTTATTTGATTTTGACAGGAGACCAACGACCATCACTACTTCTTACCTTATCTGAATGCCTAACTTCTACAGTAAACACTTTTGAGTCTTTGAAGTTTTTACCATGGGCGAAAGTAAATTCATGTCCATGTTTGGTTGCTGATTTCCAATAGTGTTGAAAATCCGATATTACTATTTTGTTTTTATTTGTTTTAATCATAACGATACTATCATTAAAACATACTTTTTCAGAAATGTCAATGGGGAATTTGGCTTACTTGTTGCCGTTTACTTCGATGAGTCTTAGATTTGATGCTACTTCTCTACCTCTAAATTCTACTAATTCATAAGATATAGCCTGACCATCTGTGAGCTCTTTTAGGTTAGATGCTTTAAGTGCCGACACATGAACAAACACATCCTTGCCACCGTTGTCTGGAGTGATGAAACCAAACCCTTTGGCAGAGTTGTACCATTTAATTTTTCCTGTATTTTCCATATGTCAATATTTATTAAATTTTAATTATTTTAAGGGGAATCAAAGGGTGTAGAAACACCCTTTGAATTTCAAGATTACATTGAGTTTTTCTTCTCTTGTATTTCTTTTCTTCTTACTTTTGTCGCTTTGCCTAATAAGCCTAATGCTTTTCTGGCTCTTGCCGCCGCGGCTTTTACACCTTTTGTTTCGAATGCTTCTGACTCTGAGATGTACGCCTCATAGGCTTGTTTGATTTCGTCATGTGTTGCCATGCTTCTTCTCCTTTATAACGTTATAAATTTCCTGCCAATCCATAACTCTCCTGACAGGTAGTTTATTATCACTATTATATGTTTTATTGTGCGGGAGGTCAAGTAGTAATGCTACCAAACCTACTATGGCACCTGCAAAGGCATTGACTGGCTTATCTTCAATCCAAAACATATTTGAACCTTTCCATTTTGATAACGCCTCCTCTTTGCCTTCTCCAGTATCCAAAAATACAAAATCTTCAAACACATCACCAAAGTGATCTATCAAATTTCGTTTACGCAGTTTATTTGCTACTGCATCAGTGGATTGACTGGTAACAACAGTGAATTTGTACCCTTCTTCAGCCAACTTCTTGACTGTTTCAACACTCCCTGGCACAGGTTCTAAATAACCCATCCAAGCAGATTCATTGAATATCTTAATTAATGTTTTACTAAATCCTTGTGGAAGATGATACATCATATCTATATCATAATGACCTTTTCCTATTTGCTCAAAGCCATTTATTTTCATCCATTTATGAAAGGCATCTTCCCATTGCAACAAGACTCCGTCGCAATCTGTAAGTATTAATTTAGACATTTAAATTAGTTTTTGCTAATTTTATTCCTGAAGTTTTTTCAACGTATTGATCTGCTAGTGTTTTTTCACACATAGAAATCACCATTATAAATTTTTTATTAATGGACAATTCAGCATCAGGATCTGGTGTTGCCATCCAAGGCATAAGACCCATACTCTGTTGCATTCTAACGAACGCCATTGGTTTTCTTACTTTGATTGTGTCCTCATCTTGTGAAACAAGTCTAGCAATCATTTCTTCTCCAGTAGATACTTTAATTGCTACTATTGAATTTTCACTTATATTTTTTTCTATTAACATTATTTTCCTTCTTTATCGAAATGCGCCTTAAGTTCTGTGTAACCACCTATATACTTACCGTCCAATATTATTTGTGGTACACTTCTGACATTTGGCACCGCTTCCAATAACTGTTCTATTGTCCATCCTGAACCTATTTTTCTTTCTTCAAACTCTATGTTCTTTTGTTTTAATAATGCTTTAGCCATGTCGCAATATGGACATTGCATTTTGCTCCATACTATTGTTTCAATTGTCTTTGACATCTGGTACCTCTATTACTCCTATTCCTTCATTATGCAGTTCTTTAATTTCTTTGTCAGTTGCTGTACCGTATATATGGTCATCACGTTCACCAGCCTCTGCTTTCCGGCATTCGGTAGCAAAACGATCTCCAACATTCTCACAGTTTTTGGATATCCAACTACGAAGATGTTTTACTGCGGCCCTACCATTAAAGAATGCTGTGTTTTCTTTACTGCTTGACTTTTTACCAATATTTGGAGCCATCAATGCTCTGCGTATCTGTGTGTCATCACACATTGGACACGCAATCATTTTTTTTCTTTTTTGTTTTAGATAGTCTTTTTCAGACGCAAACCATCCTTCAAAAGTATGATCATTGGTACAAAGTAAATTATATTTTGCCATAGTTAATTGTAACTTCTAAAAAGAAAATTGTCAATTACATATTTGTTCTTTGATCAGTAGGATCAATATGTTTGGACACTTCATCGTTTTTATCCAAATAAAAACTTAATATTGTAATTGCCACTGCCACTCCCATGATTACCCAAAGGAATATACCGTCTCGACTAGTGAGTAAAAGTAACAATACTTCTAACCCATTCAGGTCGGAATAGTCAACAGTCATTATAGTGAAAATTTCTTAAATTGTCCTTTTTGGACATCTTGTTTTACGCCACCAATCAAATAAGATTCTACTTCTGTTTCTTGTGGCGCTACTTGTAAACCTTTTGATGATAACCAATGCTGTGTCCAAGGAAGAGGATTTTGACTTGCAGGTATATCATATATAGGATCATAACCTAATGCTCTTAATCTTTTATTGCAAATCCATTCAACATATTGACCTAGTAACTTTTCGTTAAGTCCAATTATTGATCCATCTTTGAATAAATGTTTTGCCCATGCTTTTTCTTCTTCAACACATTTTTTAAACATATCAATTACTGTTTTATCTAAACCTTTCATCACTTTTGTCATATCTTTATCGTCACCTTTTTGCCATGCTTTTATAACGTGTGTGGATAAGTTTAAGTGTGTTGCTTCATCTCTAGCAATTAATGATAGAATTTTTGCAGAACCTTCCATAAGTTTTAATTCACCAAATGCGAAAGTACAAGCAAATGAAACATAAAAACGTAATCCTTCTAATAGATTTACATTCACCATTGCAAGGTACAATGCTTTCTTTACATCCATTATATCGCCTTTGCCTTTTACAACATAGTCTTGAGCAAGTTCGCTAAATTTATCATAGTTCTGTGTTACGGATACTGCTCTTTTCAAAATTTCTTTATCATCTAAGATTGTGTCAAACACTTCTGAAGGATCAGAATATACATTCTTCATAATATGTGTGTATGCTCTACTATGAATAGTTTCAAAGAAGTCCCATGTAACAATACAACCTTCTAACTCTGGGTTAGAACAGTAAGGTAAAAAGGATAAACATGGACCTCTACCTTGCACTGAATCTAAAAGTGTTTGATATTTTAAATTAGATGTGAAAATGTGTTTTTGTTCTGGTCTGAATCCTTGATAATCTGCTCTATCTTTTTGTAAAGATACTTCTTCTGCTCTCCAAAAATATCCTAGCATAGTTTGATTTAATTTATCAAACTGTGGATACTTGAACACATCATATCTTTGCACGTTTTGATCCGCACCAAAGAACATAGGTTCTTTTGTAAAGTCTATATCTTCTCTATTGAATACTGTTTTCGCCATAACGTTTTAATTATCAATTTTACCTTTTTTTTTGAAGTTTGTCAATCTAAATTGTACAGGCTTCACATTCACCGTCTTCATCTTCTGCTTTTGCAGGTTCTAATGTTGCTTCACCATTAACATGATGACCATTTAAATGACCATTTAATGGTGCTTCACCATTAATCTGCTCAGCATTTACTTCATAATGCTCTTCTCTTGCCACTCCTGATGGTTGCACATCTTCCTCTTCTCCTTTGAAATCATAAGTGTTCTGATAGTAAGAAGTTTTCCAACCATATTTGTACGCAGTTAACATATCTTGAGCCATTGCTGAAATAGGCACTTCATTGTTTTCAAATTGTAATGGATTGTAACTCCAGTTGCCAGATATTGCTTGGTCAAAATATTTCTGCATCATTGACACAACTTTTATATAACCATCATTGTTAGGCATATCCCATAACAAAGTGTAATCATTTTTAAGTTTAGGAAACCCTGGCACAATTTGTTTCAAAGGTCCTTTTTTACTTTTCTTAATTGAAAGCAATGCTCTTGGAGGTTCTATTCCATTCGTTTCGTTACTAACAACGGAAGAACTTTCTGACGGCATTTGTGCTGATAATGTGCTGTGTCTTAAACCATGTTTTGCAATATCTTTTCTTAGACTTTCCCATGCCATTCTTTGTTTGTGAGGCACAATTTCATCTACTTCTTTCTTGTAGTGATCGATAGGCAGTAAGCCATCTGCGTATTTGGTTCTTTCAAACCCATCACACTTACCTTTTTCTTCTGCAAGGTCACATGATGCTCTTAAAAGATAGTATTGAAATGCTTCAGTTAATCTATCTACTGATTCCCAAGCACCTTTGTCTGAATATTTGTAACCTTGTTTTGCAAGATAGTGTGCTAAACCAATGTAACCTATTCCTAAACTACGTCTTGATTTAGTGCTTACTTCTGCCGCTTTTACTGGATAGTCTTGATAATCTATTACTTCGTCCAAGGAACGCACTGCTAAATCACATAAGTTTTCTAAACTGTCTAAATTGTTTAATTGTCCTACATTAATAGCACTTAATATACATAATGCAATTTCTCCTTTGTCGTCATCTATACCTTGAATAGGTGTTGTAGGTAGTGTAATTTCTTGACACAAATTACTCATAGACACTTTATCTTTGAATGAACTATGACTATTTGCATGGTCCATGTTCATTATATAAATTCTACCTGTTTCTGCTCTTTCTTTTAAAAGGTCAAAAAACAATTCTTGTGCACCAATTGTTTTACGTGGTATTGATTCATCTTTTTCATACTTCTTATATAGAGCATCAAATTTATCTGTGCCGAATGCATCATACAAACCTGGTACTTCATGAGGTGAGAACAAAGTAATGTCTTCTTCATTTATAAATCTTTCATAGAATAATTTAGATATCTGTATGGAATAGTCCATTCGTCTTACTCTATTATCTTCAGTACCTTTATTATTTTTTAATACGAGTATGTCTTCTATCTCTTGGTGCCAAATAGGAAAGTGCACCGTTGCATTTCCACCACGCACACCATTCTGTGTACAACATCTTACAGTAGATTCGAATTTCTTTAGAAAAGGAACAACGCCTGTGTGTTGTACCTCACCACCTCTAATTTTAGAGTTGATGCCTCTGATACGTCCTGCATTGATTCCTATACCTGCTCTTCTGGCAACATATAAACCTATTGCCATATCACTAGAAAAAATAGAAGGAAGTGTATCATCACTGTCTACTAGAACGCAAGAAGCAAATTGTCTTATTGGAGTTCTTACGCCTGCCATTACTGGCGTAGGTATATTAATTTTAAATGTTGATATTGCGTCATAATATTTTTTAATGTATGACATTCTATTTTTCTTTGGATAATTTGCAAATAAAGTTGCCGATATCATCATATACATATCTTGAGGAGTTTCAAACAATGCTCCTGTGCTTCTGTCTTGCACTAGATACTTGTCAACAACTTGTCTTAATCCTGCATACGTAAAATCTAAATCTCTGTCTCTTTTTATCCAGGTATTCATTTTTTTAATTTCTGTTTTATTAAACTTTTCTACTATTGCTTTATCATACACACCAACTCTAATATTTCTCATTATTAATTTTAATAAAGGAATATATTCATATTGTCCGTGTGCTTCTTTTCTTACATCATAAGATAAAAGTCTTGCCGCGGCATATTGATAATTGGGTGCTTCTAATGAAATTAGATCATTTGCTGATCTAACTAAAATTTGTTGAACTTCTTTTGTAGTCATGCCATCATAAAATTGTATGTTGGCGTTAATTTCTATTTGTGAACTTGACACACCTGCCAATCCTTCACAAGCCTCTTCAACAACGAAATGAATTTTGTCAATGTCTAATGGTTCTAAACGACCATCTCTTTTCTTGATTTGTATTGTTGAAGTATTAGTGATTGTTTCCTTAGATGTTGTTAATTCCATTGTCTTCCTATTCGTATTCAATTCCGTTTAAACTATTACTTATCAGTTTCGCGTATGATTTTATTATATTGTTGAATATATCTTTTGTCAAATATATGTTCATCAAAACTTTCCTTGTTCTGGCAGTCTATAAACAACTTGCCTACCGTAATAATATAATAAAACTTAAGGTTGTTATTGGATTCTTCCTTTGCTACTGCTCTAATTATCGAGAATTTTTCCTTACTAAAACACTCTGTTAATTTGACAGTATACATAATTGCTAGGCATTTGTCAAAGGAATTATATGTATTTCTTTCTAAAAGTTGCCAAGCAGTGGGCCATGTGTTTGTTTTAAAGTAATCTGTTTTAGTATTAGTTAAAGGACAGTGCTGATATACATCCAAAACAGTTTGTATGCAACTTTTTTCTGTGGATAAATTGTTTCTTAAATTACGCCATGCTGACAAACGTTGTTCATAACTGGCATTGAATAAAATTTGACTAGTGGATAGATTTGATTGATATGTTGAGTGTTCCTGTTTCATTCGCTATTGCGTGAGTATAATACAATACTGCCGTATTATTGCCTGTTAATCCTAGTTGTGCCGTAAAAGTTGGATCTGGTTGATTACCTGGAGTAGTGCCTGTGTATCTAAATTCATCATCAAGTGTAATAGAATTTGTGTCTTTATCCACAAATATAGTTAAAGTTCCTGTTCGTTCATTGTCTGATGGATTACTTTTATACACATAAGATATTTCGTATTGTCTAGAAACTTCCGCAGGTAATTTTAACCATGGTGTGATTGTTGCATTTGTTGTTAGGTCTAATGGTTGTAAATTTTCTGCTAACGTGCCTGAATGTTTACCTGTAATTTCTGGAACATAAACTTCATTTGCATTTGCGGTATCTATTGCTAGAGCATATGTTCTTCCAAAAAAGTCTGAATCACTTTTATTTCCTGTTGATTTGAAATCTATAATTGCATGAACTGGACTACCATCACCATTGCCATCATTTCCTACATTAAAAAATCTATTATTAGAACTAGTATTTTGTGTACCATTGAAAACTATTAATGCAGTTCTATCTATATCAATAAATTTTGTGTTCAAAAACTTATTACCAACTGGTCCTTGTAAATGCGTTCCAACATTAACTGCATTTGGATCTTCTCCAATTAATATTCCTTGTCTGCACATCTCAATAATACAATTAGAAAATATATTGTCAACCATTAAGTCTGTGAATTGACTTACTAATGCATGAGAGAAACCTTCAACTCTTACTCTATCAAATAAATTATTGTTTGTTTGTGCAATAGTTTGTTGAGAGGATAATGTTTTTACTTTGATTCCAATGCTATTTGATGAATTAGCAGTTCCAGAAACCCAATCGGATTTAATTTGTAAATCTTTAAATTCACTATTAGCACAATCTCTTAAAAGCAAACCTATATTATCTCCAGATGTTTCTAAAGACATACCTTCAATTTTAATTTCACGTGCTTGATTTAGTGTTGTTGTAGTTGCTTGGTCACCTGCCGAACTTGGTGTACGTGTATCATTTACAGTTTCAAACACAGGTTCATTGGCAGTTTGTATTAATATAGTTTTTGCACTGCCATCTCCAATTATATTTGCGTGAGGTGGTACTTTCAAACTTGTATTCAATTTATACTGTCCTGCAGGAATTTTTAGTGTTACTCTTGAACTTGGCACAGTTTTATCTGTGTTTGCAAATAATTGATCTATTGCATATTGTATTTTGTCTGCTTGTTGTGAGTTATCGCCGTTTGCACCAAATGAACGTATAGAAACATTTTCGTCTAGTCTTTCTTGTAGTGTTCTAGATATTACAGGATCTCCTGTGGTTACAACAGAACTGTCTTTGTTGTAAACATATTGGTCTGCTAAATCAAATAAGTTTGTTTTCGTGGATAGTATTTCAGTATTTCCTACTGCTGGTGCTCCTTCAGCCACTGCACCGTTACCAATGTACAACTTTTGTGTATCTACTGCCCATGCTAGTTCACCACCAGCCAACTGAGGCACACCGTCTTGGTTCTCTCTACCTCTACGTACTTGAATTCTTGAAATTGAAACTATTGCCACTTTTAAACTCCTTGCAAGTATTTATCAGGTGTTTGATATAAAGTTCAGAAGCAATTAAACTGCGTACTTAACGTAATATTCTTCAACACGATCCCACCACTTTTTTCTGTATTTGTCATAATCATTTGGTGTGATATCAAACTGTTGATATTGAAAATCTCTACTACACATCAATACGTGTCCAGATTGAATATTAGTATCATATACTTCATTGTGTGCTTCAGCATATGCAACCAACTGTAAAAAGTAATCTTCTATGTACTCTTTCTTTTTGGGTCTATTGGTTTGCTTAAAGTCCATTATTGCAGGCTTTCCTTTCATAACACCTATCAAGTCAGTGGTACCTGCATATATTTTAGGGTGATACAAATTTACCTCAGTGCCCCAAAATTCATTGACATGAACTAATGCCTTGTCATGCACAACCTTTGCCATCTTGTGTGCTTGTTTTGAGTAAGGATTTGATCCTGGGTCTTTCCAGTCGCCAGTTATAATATAGTCTTCTAAAAATTTGTGCATTCGTGTACCTATGCCACTTGCTTCTTTTGTAATCATTCTAGCAGTTTCTTCACCCACTTTTTTACGCCACTCCATTAGATATGTTTTATCTTTTGTGCTGTCTAATATTGTTGTTACACTTGCTACTGCATTTCCATCTGGACACATATACATTCTTCTACCGTTAACACTAGAACGTTTTATTTCTTTGTAGTTGTATTTGTTTTGTATCAATGTCATTTTGTTACTCAGATGAATTGTGTTGTTTTTCTTAATATTTTATAACAAAGTTAAAGAGTTGTCAATTATTTTCTTTTGGCAGTGGCACGTTTTGCCATTTTCTCTACACTGTCAGAAGATTTCTTATCACTTACAGGTTCTGCATCTGAATCTGCTTTTGTTTTTAAATGTATTGTTGTGGAATCAAATTTTTTCACTATGTTTTTTAAATCAGGATTTGCATCATACATCTGTTTGAATCCATCGTAATTGATATTGGAGCCTCCGACATTGCTTAACATCTTGCTCAAAGCCTGATAATTTAATATTGCAGGTTGAGAATTTGTGTCCGCTGTTGATATTAAGTTTCTAAATATCTGAATTAGTTTTGTGTCGGAGGCTTCCGAAATTAAGCCTTTTTTTTTGAACGAGATAAAACTTCTGCCAGTCTACGTGAAAGCCTTACTACAGATTCTCTTTTGCCTCTGTCTGCTGGTTCTTCACCGCCTGTTGCTGGTTCACTTGCTGAAAAGTCGTCTGCCTGATCTGGCATATCGTCATCACTTGCTGGTTCCTCTGCTGGTACCTCAGGTTCAGCACCCATTTGTGTTGGTGCTTGTTCGCCTGTTACAATGGCTACGCCACCGGTTAGTGACTCTCTTGTAGTTTCTAGTGTTGAGTATAAACTCTCTAATGCTGGTTTAATCTGATTTTCAAATGCCTCTGATTGTTCAGAACCCATTTCATCTCTAATTGCATCTGTTAATTCTAATAAGCCTTCTGACATCATACTTGCTGTGTCTTCCATCCAACCAGTAACTTTGTCAACCATGTCTTTGGATGCCATTACTAATTGTGCTTCGTCTTCTGCGCCTTCTCTTACAACTGATTCATTTTTGCAATTTGCCGCATATAATTTTTCAAATTTATCATTACCGCAACCGTATTTGTCTTTTACTTTTTTAAGCATTTCATTTTTAGAACAACCACTTGCGTAAAGTTTTTTCATTTCGCCTACACAACCAGCCTCGTCAAACGTGTTGTCTTGTCCGTGCTCTTTTACTTTTTTGTTTTCTTTGTCTTTAGCCGCTTTTTTCATTGGCTCTGTTTTGTTGCCATCTTTGTCTAAATCTATATAATCTGGTTTTGCTTTTTCATTCATAACTTTTGCTAATAAATCTTCTGCATCTTGTAAAGTGTACTCTTTGCCGTCTACTTTGAATTTATCGCCTTTTTTCATACCTGCCGCTTTGGCTTTTTGTACTGCCTGTGCAAACGCATTTCCTTCCATAGGTCCATCTTGTGTTGCAATTTGATGTTGCACTGTGTCTAAACCTTTTTCTTTGATATCTTTAATCATGTCATTTAATATGTCATTTGCATAACTTTCATCATTGTCTTTAGGATTTGAGTACATATGAGCCTTAATTCTTTCAATTGCTTCTTTTTCATCAGCGGAATCAATAACTTCTTCTTTTGCATCTCTTTGAGCAATATCCCAAGCATTTCCACCTTCGTTTGTGTTTCGCTCGTCAATTGCTTTGTCTAATAAGTCTAATAACATTCTTTGTTTTTGATAGTCTTCAGAATCATTCAATTTATCAAAACTCAATGCCCCTTGAATTTGACTTAATTTGCCTATGACCTTTTGTCTAGTGCTTTCTAATTGTTCTGTTGTGAAAGAGTGCAAGTTTACTTTTTCGCCAAAGATTTGAGCGAATTTATCGTTCACTTGCTCTGCTGTAATATCTGCTTTTAATTGGTCTAATCTCATAATTTATTGTACCTACGTTTTATTTATCAAACACAATGTCTAACAATGTCTGCTTGATTGTATTTAAATCTTCCCATGCTATTTCATACCGTATTTTGATAGTCTGCTTGTATTGTTCATCTTCGCTATTTTCCAACACACTCTTATAATTGACACATTCTAGGTATTTTTCTTGCAATCTGCGGTCTTTATCAACAATATGCTTGATATCTGTGTGGCCTTTGGCTTTAGCAACGGCACAGGCAACTGCTCCTGTTTTGCTGAAAAATGTAGCAATTTGCTTGTTGTATCGGAGATCTATCACAAGATGATTGTGTTTGTTCTTTCTGATTACAAAGTGCTTGATTCTAATGCTATTGCCCTTTTGAATAGGCACACAATATTTTTGAATAGACTTGTCTATTAATTCTGCAAGTTTAAGACTTAATTTTTCCTGGGTCATTGACTACCAACATAACGGAGTCTTTCATTTGAATTTTGGTAAGCAAACCTTTTCTAATGCAAGACTCTGCAACAAATTTTTCTCTCTCTGTTAAAATGTTCAACGCACACGGTTGCTCCATTTTGCGTAACAGATCCTCTTCTTCATTAGAGGTATAGATATAAAATTTATCTATAAGTTGATTCATCAGCATTAGGATTGGCTCCTTACTCTTCTCATTATGTTTGTAATGACTGGCTCTAGGTCTTTTTGGTTTAATGTGGTTGTTGTTGGTTCGCCTTCTTTTGGTTTTGGGTTCTTTAATGTAACTTGATCTTGTTTTACACTATCTATTTCAAAGTCTTGTTCTCTGTTAGGACTGACAGGCAATGGAATTTTGGCACCTGGTTTCATCATTTGTTTTGTGATTGCTTTGTCCATTCTTTGTCCTATGTTTTTTGTGCCGGTAGATTTTATATTTCCTGATGGCAACGTATTAGGCGGCACAGGTTTGCCAGTTTTTAATCTGCTTGGTCCTATTTTTTTAATTAAATCTTTGATGTACTCTGACTCTATAATTTCTTTGTATCTCATTATTTTCTAATTGCTTTACGTCTACCGTAACTTACTGATCTACCTGGTTTTCTAATTTTTGCTCTTTTTAAAGTGGTTGGTCTATTAAGTTTTGCAATACGTCTTGAACCTGTTGCTCTTTTTGTACGAGCAGTCTTTACTTTGATAACTGATCCTCTTCTGGCTTTTGCTTTTTTAATTGCAAATATTGATCCAACTTTTTTGGGCTGAGTACAAACACCTGGTGATGCAACAATACGTCCTTTTCTGGGACCTGATGTACATCTATATTTCCGCACCATTTTACCACCGGTACGACTCCAAATCTGTACTACGCCTTCTGATATGATTTCTTTGATTTGCATACCAGTATTTAGTGATTATGTAGGGGTTGTTTATTATCCAGGAAATTTAAGGAGCAGTACAACTATGGTACTTAAGAGCCCTGCAACAATAGTACCAGTAGCACCAATGATAACTTTCACCATGCTCTTGTTACCTGACTGTATGTCCTCGTGGATATTTTCTACCTTTTCCTC